GATGAACGGGTTAAGAAGAAATTCTGGGATGATACACAAGCCTATAATAATCGAATACAAGAGGGGTTGCGTTTGTTCGCAGAATATTTTAGAGATTTATGGTGGTAAAGAAAGTTGGTGATGTTTATTGGGCCAATTTGGTTACAAGATAAAGAATTTTCAAGCGGGGTCTATTTTTGGCTATGAATTAGGGGTCAGGGATAAGTATGATTCAACGGATGCAATGCTGACGAACAGCTTATTCCTTGACTTCTTAAAAGAGAATGGATTAGAGACTTGGAAAGATGAAAGCACAAGAGACATTATCTGTCTTGAATTTACATACGGTGTTGGCTCTTATAAAGAGGAATTACGTTCTATTAACCAGAGAATAAAAAAGAAGCAAAGTGAACATGAGAAAAAGAAAGTATCAGATAAAGAATTAGAAAGATATTTAGAAATAATGGAGCAACTTCGTAAACGAGCAGAAAGTAATCAAAGTAAATTTAAAAAGAAAACAAGACAACAGCTTAGAGAAGAATATTACACTAATGGTGTTAACATACAATATAAAACTTACAACAAAAAAGGTGAAGTAACCAAGACAGACACAATTCATTACAAAATGTTATATCGTACCCCTGGCAAAGCTAAAAAAGGTACATGTATGTTTATTCGAGCAGAGTTATATGATAAGGCGCTGAATTTTTTAAGAATGGGATTGGAATTGCCAGATGAAAATGCCCCTATAGTTGAAATTGGTGCGTACTCTTCTCTCTCAACCAGTACTATTGTTGGTAAGGTTCAGATTCATCCATCTCAAATTTTGGTCATAAAGGACATTGATGCCTATTTTAATACAAAAGTTATTAGTGTAGAACTTGATGAAAACAAACATTGTGTGGCTATCCCAAAGGATAATTACCAAGTAAAGAATACTCTATTCGATGGACAGGCATTGATTGATGAAAGCATATTCCCAGATTGGGGTGAAGGTTATATCCTGTTAAGACACCACTTCTGTAAGATGGCAGCTTTTAGGACTAACATCCAACTCTTCTTTCAAGATTTCTTTGGTGATCAATACGAAACCGCTGAAGTTGAGGATATGTGGGGTAATAAGATTCTAGCCAAAGATGTAAAGTTAATCACAACAGAGAATGCCATGAAATGGATGAAGTTCGGTGTTGGCTTTGACTATTGGTCTGAATGGATCCGTAAGAATGATTGTCAGTTTGGAATAGTCAAGACCGCTCACAAGAGTAAGCTTGGTGATGTCCAAAGGATGAGTTATCAGATGGTCAATGCATTAGACATAGACTTAATGGAGGATATCTGCAAAGAGACTATTGATTATATAATGCAATTGAAACTCAATGATAATGCATTCTTGGATTATTTGAAACGGAATGCTAACTTTGCCAATGATTATGAAGTGCTTGTAGCTTTGTGTGAGCATAATCCAGAATTTGTTCGATGTGATTATTTTAGAGAGAGAAAAGAAACAATTATTCGGGCTTATGTAAAGCAAGTAAAATCTGGCAAGCTGATTCAAGAAGCAGATAATTTAGTGATTGTTGGCTCCCCTTATGCCATGCTTCTAGCGAGTGTCGGGGATGATGTATACAAAGATGATACGTTTTTTGTTGAGGATGGAACAATTCAGTGCTATACAGAACGTTTTAAAGATGGGGAGTATTTGGCGGGGTTTAGAAATCCTTTTAACAGTAGAAATAATTTGGATTATTTACACAATCATTATGATGAGCGGTTCAAGAAGTATTTTACATTCGGTAAATTAATTATTGCTTTAAATATGATTGGTACGGATGCACAAGATAGAAATAACGGCTTAACATACTGGGCCAGCATACAGAAATGTATGTAAAAAACATTCGGTGAAAATTGGAAAGCTAAGTGTGTGTAATAATAGTTAAATTAATTTAGAAGGGAGGTGTAGGACAACTGGAGGATCGGGGGTACTGCGTATATGAACACATTAGAAATGATAATAATACTTGCTTTTATGTAGGAAAAGGACGGAAAAAGAGAGCCAATTCTACCAAGCGGAATGAACATCATAATCGAGTTGTTGATAAAGCAGGTATGCATGTTAATATTCTTTATGATAATTTAACTGAAGAGGAAGCTTATGAATTAGAATATAAAACCATTATGGATTATGTATTTAATAAAGGATATGGAATTGACATTATTGGATACAACAATAATACTGAAGAACCGGGGCATTTAACCAATCATACATTTGGTGGTGATGGTAGTGTTGGTCTGGTCCATAGTAAAGAATGGTGTCGCCAACATTCTGCAAGAATGATGGGTGAGAATAATCCTGCATATGGTATTAATTATTGGGATATGAAAACTCCTGAAGAAGTCGAGGCATTAAAAGAAAAATATAGCATCGCATCATCTGGTGAAAAGAATCCGATGTTTGGTGTATCTCCAAAAGAGCGGATGTCAGACGAGAAATATCAAGACTGGCTTGATAAAACAAAAAATCGTTTACATAATCAAGTTGGAGGTGCCAATCCCAATGCAAAAAAAGTAAGCATATTTAATAAAGACTGGCAGTTATTATTCTCTTCTAATACGATCACTGATGCCTGTTTATGGATTAAGACTCAATTAGGTCTTTCTACAAAAACGGCTAGTATGATTAGTTGCGTTTCAAGAGCTGCCAGAGAGAATAAACTGTATCATGGTTTTTATTTTCAACTATTTGATTAATTATTTATTACACACATATGCCAATCAATTACTAAGCCCATTTAATACCGAATAATAAATGGGAAAGTTTAGAGACTAGATGATGAGCAGGTATAGCAATAATTCATCCACGAGCGCCGAACACCTAAACGTAAAGCCGTAGGTGAAGATATAGTCCGATACTCTGGGAAAACTCAGAGCAGCCCAAGATAAAGAGCTTGGGACGAAACATTTAAGCAGATCAGGATTCAGATTCTTTATACGTTACTAATCAATCATCTGTAGTAGATAGTGCCAGACGGTATTATAAAGATTATCCTACTATTGTTAATAATATTCCAAAAGATAAAAATCATTATAATAATACTCCTTTTGACTACTATAGAATAGATGCGAACCTCGCGGCATCACAGAGAGCAATTGGAGAATCCAGCAACTTAGCGCAGATAGCATTATCGTATACCTATAATTATGATGATCAACTGTTGTATGATAATGTATGTATTTTATCAGTTCTGGCTCAGTGTGCCATCGATAATGCAAAGAGAAAGTTTGATATAGATATTACGGAAGAAATAGCTTTAATTAAGCGGTCAATGGATATTGATACCAGAGGTTATCCTGCTTTTTGGGGCGTAATCAGAAAAGGTTTTGATAAAAAGAAAATCAATAAGAAATTAAAATGTCCTATGAATTATATCTATAGGCTTAAACCAGACTCCTACAATCCTGAAACAAGTACTCTTCCTATCCAACATTTCTTTATAAAACATAAAAATACTGATTCTCATAAAGTATCAAGACGAGTCGAAAAAATGATTGAAAAATATTCCTTAAAGCTGTTATTAGCGGGCGAATTAGATAATACAGATGAGAATCTATTTGAGTTATTAAATGATGATTTTGAAAAAATGATCGAAGATATCCGTAGTATTTATTTATCACGAAATTATTTAGGACTGATTTCTCGTTTGATAGATAGGGCATTTATTATTACAGATGATCTTAAAAGAAGAAAATCTCGTTTGAGTGCTACTACGAGGAACAATCGAGCAATATTATTAAAGACCTTATATACAGTTAATCCAGATGCTTTTTTGGCTTGTTTTAAAGGATAATTAGACAGTATGAAAAATTAGTATTTAAAATTTCTTTAATGAATCATTAGAAAAAACAAGGTCAAAGAATTCCGACTAAGTGATAGATATTTACACAATTAATTTTGTCAATAAAAACCGCAAGATTGACGGTTAAATCAATCTAAGAAATAAAAAGGAGAATCAAAGATATGAATAAGACAGAATTTTACAAGGCAGTAGCTGATAGGACTGGAATGACTCAGAAGGACACTAAGACAGTTTTTGAAACTGCTCAGGACGTTCTTATTGACACTCTCAAGGCAGATGATGAAGTTAAGATGTTTGATGGAGTTACTTTCCAGAGAGTGTTTAAAGAAGCAAGACAGTCTAGAAATCCTCGGACTGGTGAAGCTGTTGCTGTAGCTGCAAAGTATATGCCAAAGATGAAATTTGGAAAAGTTTTTAAAGAGTCAATTGCGTAAAGTTTAGAGTATTGAACCATGGCCCCTCTCTTACCTTAATCCTTTCGGGGGAGGGGCAATTTATATACGGCTTTTTAGTTCAGTCTGGCAGAACGACTGGCTGTTAACCAGTATGTCCCTGGTTCAAGTCCAGGAAAAGCCGCTATCTCCTACGGGAGAAATATTATGAAAGAAAAGGTAATGGTATTGATAAAGATTACTAAAGATGAGGCAGAATACCTCAGAAAACAGCGTATGGGTTATTTGATACATATTTCTAGTGCCACGCACAAAGGGAAAGCCAAACGGTATTATATGACCGAAGATAAAAAAGCAATGAGGACATTGCAGAATTATCGGAAAAATAAGGTTGTCTATACTTATTATAGGAATGACCCCAGAGAAAGAAAAAGAAAATAACGAAAAGTGGTGTAGCTTATGTATCAAGGTTATAAAGAAATAACTGGTGATAGTAACTTTATAAATGATTATCTGTACGGGTTTGATCCCAAGGATTGGAACGTGAACGAATATCTCGTTATCAATAACGCAGATGATGATTCCGTTAAAGAAATGCGTTTTGACGGAGAAAAATTCGTACCTTTACGTCTTCCATCTTCAAAATATGTAAAAGCAAAAAATGCTTTACAAAGGTGTGCATTAGATTTAATGCTTAACCCCACAATTACTGTAGTCGCGCTTCTTGGCGGCCCCGGTTCTGGCAAAACATTTCTGTCTATGAGAATGGGCCAGTATCATGTAAGCGAAAAGGGTACACATGCAAAGATGCTTGGTGTGAGAGAACCAAGAGGCGAAGGGAAAGAAGTGGGTTTTCTGCCAGGGGAGCTTGCTAACAAAACAGGATTTTTCTTCGCTCCTCTTGCTCAACAGCTTGATGGTGGCGAGTTTGAATTAAAGAGTTTGGAGATGCGTGGAGAGATTGAGGAAATGATACCTTATTATATGAAGGGAATGACTTATAAAGATACTATTATGATAGTTGATGAAGCTGAAGATCTAACTGCAAAACAGATTAGGCTTATTGGAACCAGAGTTGGTGAAAATAGTAAGATCTTTTTTGCGGGCGACTACAAACAGTCGCTATTAGAAAACAGTGAATCAAACCCATTAGTGCGAATGTGTGAGCAGTTTAAAGGTAATCCAATGTTTGGATGTGTCTTTTTAGGTGATGATGTTCGCAGTGAAACAAGCAGATTATTTGCTAATT